GCACACCATTACCACCGGTTCTGGTGAGCGCAAGATTCCGATCGTTGCCTCCCACGGCACCGGCTCCTGGGTGGAGGAAGAAAAGCCGATCCCCGAGAGTGATGATTCCTTCGGTCAGGTCACGCTGTCCGCTCATAAGTTCGCCACTATGATCCGGATCAGCCGTGACCTGCTGAATGACGCTGCTTTCGACCTGGCTGCCTATATCGCTCATGAGTTTGTGCGCCGGGCCGGTGCTGCTGAAGAGCAGGCTATCCTGACCGGTGATGGATCCCATAAGCCTATCGGTCTGCTGCATAGCACGCTGGGCGCTCAGGTGGGTATTACCACTGCGTCTGCAACGGCGATCACGGCGGATGAACTGATCGATATGCAGCACAGCCTGAAATCCGGTTATCGCCGGAAGGCTTGCTGGATTATGAACGACGCTACCATTTCCGCGATCCGGAAGCTGAAGGATGGACAGGGACAGTATATCTGGCAGCCGGGCATCAAGGAAGGCGCTCCGGACATGCTCTTCAACCAGAAGGTGCTTATGTCCAACTATATGCCCCTGATCGGTTCCGGCAATAAGGTCATCCTTTACGGTGACTACAGCTATTACTGGCTGGCCGAACGCGAAGGGCGGACCCTGGAGCGTCTGAATGAGCTGTTCGCTGTGACGGATCAGGTTGGTTTCAAGATGACTGAACGTCTGGATGGCCGCCTGATCCTGCCTGAAGCGGTGAAGTGCCTGCAGATGAAGGCCTGATAATGACCAGGGAAGCCGTGTGAATATGCGGCTCCCCTTACTGAGGAGGAATTGAGAATGCCGAACACCCATATTACAAAGAATTTCTTTGCTCATGGGGGAAATGAACTGGTTATCGGCGGCAAGCTGACTTTTCTGGATGGTGCGGAGGTTGAAAACTTTCCCGGCAGTACGAGCGGAAGTGCCGCGTCCGGCACCGCTCCTTATGTGGCTGACAGCGAGGCGACTACTGTTGCCAACCTGAAGGCAGACTTCAACGGCCTGCTGGCTGCGCTGCGTACCGCCGGAGTGCTGTCCGCGACCGCGCCTGCAGCGACGGAGCCTGAAACCACTGATCCTGAAACGCCTGCCGAAGGAACCGAGGGCGGTGGCACCTGATGATCGTCACCGTTGATGAAGTCAAAACCCATCTGCGAATCGAGCATGATGAGGAGAACGACTACATCGAAAGTCTGATCAAACAGGCTCAGGCTGAAGCGGAGGATTACTGCCGGGTATCCTTTGAGGAACCTGACGAGGAAGGTAACATTCCCGATGCTCCTGAGCCTGTGCGGTTGGCTGTGATTCTCATGACCAGCTTTTACTATGAGAACCGGGATATCCCGGATATGACCACTTACAAAGCGACACGGATGGCGTTTGACAATCTGCTGTACAGGTACCGTGATCCCAAGAAAATGTTCTGACGGAGGTGATGCTGTTTGCGCGGTTATAAGAACTTCGAAAGTGACCCGCATCCAGGGGATCTCCGACACAAGATTGAAATCGGGTACACCGAAAACCAGATTAACGAAAATGGCTATCCTGAGCCGACGGATGTTGTGGTCTGCAGGGTCTGGGCTGCTGTGACGGATGCAGGAAACCAGCATTACCGCAGCGCCGACGTCATGAACACTGAGGCCGTCATCAACTTCACCATCCGGTACCGAGAAGACATCAAGCCCGGAATGTGGGTGCGTTTTCAGGGAGAGAAATGGAACATCTCCACTCTGGGCGAGTATAGCTTCAAACGCACCTATCTGGGTCTGAAGGCTTCCATTGCCAAGGGGGTGAGCGGATGAGACAGGTACAGCAGGCGCTCAAGGATATCGGAATTCCGGTTTACGCTGGCGTATGGCGGGCAACATCCCCGAATCAGAACCCGCCAGTGCAGTACTGCGTTTATTCCACCACCACTACGGAAGCATCCCATCAGGATGATCACGTTTCGTCCATCAGAACCTATGTGTATCTGAACCTGTGGAGTGATATTGATCCGACCGACATGGCGGATACGATCCGGGCAGCCATGTATGCCTATGGCTTCTTCATGGTAGAAGAATCCGACAAGGGTTATAACCAACCCGCGTATGACACAGCTACCCGGCAGTACACGGTTCAGTGGACATGGTGCTGGAGGGAGGATGTGGACTATGGCAATTGAACTGCGCGGCTTTGATGATCTGAAGGATGATCTGGTGAACATGGCTTATGCGCTGGATCAGGGTCCCGGTGTCAATCGTGCCCTGAAGGCCGGCGCTGTTCCCATCGAACAGCAGATGCTGCATAACGCCAGCACGGACCCGAAGATCATCACAGATGCCCTTCACTCTTCTATTCACACCGGCAAGGTCAAAAAACGGCGCGGCAGCGGAAAGCAGATCACCATCGGTGTCCACCACTCCGAGAACGGTGCATACTACGCTAATCCTGTGGAGTTTGGACACGGCGGCCCTGCTCCAGCTCCCGCGCATCCTTTTGTCCGTCCTGCCTTTGATACCAGGGCCGAAGAGGCCTACAACGAAATGAAGCGTGTCCTTCGGGACGAGCTGAAGAACAAATAAACATGGAGGTAAACGACTATGGCTAACACTCCTGCTGCTTCTCCGAACGTTTCTTCCACGGTCGGTCTGAAGAATGTGGTGATTGCGCCGCTGACGGTCGACACCGAGGAAACCCTGACCTATGGAGATCTCCAGCTGGTGGCTGGCGCGATCGAAGCGACCATCACCCCGGAGAACTCCGACCCGGATATTCAGTATGCGGATGATATCGAATTCGACGTCCTGTATCCTGATCCGGAGCTGACTTTCACCACCCGGATGGCGGATATCCCTCTTGCCATTCAGGAGAAGATCTTCGGCAACGAGATCGACGACAATGGCGTCCTGATCCGTTCGGCTTCCGACAAGCCTCCGTATTTCGCGGTCGGCTTCAAGAGCGAGAAGTCCAACGGCAAGTTCCGCTATGTGTGGCTGTACAAGGTGCGGGCGAAGCCCCTGACCGAGAACTACGCCACCAAGGAAGGCACCACGATCACCCGACAGACCGGTGATGTGGAATGGACTGCCATCAAGCGCACCCATGACGGACGCTATCAGGCGGTTGCCGATGAGGGCGAGAACGGCTTCACGGCTGCGGCTGGCGAAACCTTCCTTGCCAGCGTGTACGCGCCCACCTTCACGCCCACTCCTTAACCAATACTCCGCTGCCGTAGGAAGCCCCTGCGGCAGCTATCTTTTTATGGAGGGAACGCTAAATGATCACCTGCACACTCGGTGAAAAGAAATATACCGTCGACTTTGTTTCCGGCAGAGCGCTTCGTGAAATGGAACCTGCCGCAAAGGTCTATGGCAGGCTGGTACGTCTGTCTCAGGATGCTGTGGAGGGCAAAGACGTATCCGCTGAACAGATGACCGTAACCGATGCTTTAGACACCATGGTGAAGTGGTTCTGCATCCTGTTCAACAATCAGTTCACCCCGGATGAGGTCTATGACAAGTATCCTGCTGACCGGCTAATGCATGATATTGCGCTGGCCCTGATGGCAGTGCAAACCCAGACTACAGAGGTATTGGACACTTTCCCTACGATTCCGGTGACGCAGGAAGCGGATCAGATCCTGAAGGAGATCGGTCAGGAACCCTGACGCTGCCGGAATATGTTTATGCCACCTACAACGAACTGATGAAGAACGGCTGGCGGATGAAGGAGATCGACGAGATGGACATGCTGGGTTTCCTGCGCCTGCGGGCATGGGACGCCCAACGGGAGCAGGAAAAGAAAAAGCCCAGACAGCGCTTCATTGATGAAGTCTGGCCGGGCGTGAAACCATAGAACTGTAAAGTGTACTGCAGCTTCCTGGTGTTGATCTGGTGTTCTTGAATTATTCCTCTGATTGAGGAACTAATTCAAAGTGGAAAACGGGAATATCAGGATTCACTTCAAAGGTAATGGTGAGTGTTCTATCTTCAAGCATGCGGAGAGTAAACACTTTGACATCGGAATCATCCGGTTGCCAGTATAGTTCTCCATTTTCATATACAAGCTTGATTGTCATTGTATCGGAGCCATTTGTTCCGGTGACAATTCCTTCGGAAATAATGGCCTCATCGCCTTCAATTATCAGTGTGTAATACTCTTTTTCATCCAGCGGAATCATGTTCTCTCCAAAAGAGATGAACTTTCCAATGTATTCTCCAGCGAAATCCTCCAACTGTGGAATAAAAGCAGAAGAATCACTGGATTCCGCGAAGGTCAGGCTATTGCAAGCCAGAAGTAATGCAAGAAGCAAAGCGGCGCAGAGCGAAGCGGTTATTCTCTTTCCTGTTTTCATTTCCATTTTCCTCCAATGCTTGAATTTGGGTCTACCACATTTATTGTATCAATCTTCGACGGAAAATGGGTGGGCATGATGCCCACTTGCCGAATTTATTTTTTCTGATCGTTTTGCATCATGGCATAAACTCTATCAGCGTTGGAGAAAGCAATAGCTGCTTCTCCGCAGGAAACATCCCTTGGTCGGTTTACACCAGTAAGGATCCCATGATCTTCGCACCATTTCAACGAGACTGTAATCCCCGGGTATTCTTCAGGGCTCCCTTTAATAGATGACCAGTCAGCGGCTATTTCGGGCCAATAGGTTTTTGTTACGAAATACGCAAGATAATCCCTGTCTATGTATTGCGTGTCATCCAGGGACCAGGGAAGAAAATGGGCTTCATTCTCCTGTGGAGGCTCTAACGGGCTGGGGATTCGGACATAGTCATCCTCCATGCCATATATCTCGATCAAGGTATTCTTCAGCATTCCCACGGTATAATACGCAGTCCTATCATCGAAGATATGTGTTCCGTATTTGCCCTGAAGATAGGATACAGCCTCTTGTTGGCGATCTTCATCCGGCATTACCAAAGGAATGACAGAACCATCCGTAAAAGGATTGTACGTGATCCGATCATAAATGATTTTTCCAGCAAGGGAAAGCAAGGCTATGGCGGTGACAGCGCAAATCGATATTTTGACAATTCGCAAAACTTGAGATTGCGGATTTGCAGAAAGCAGTGCACGCTTTACCTGACTCATATCCGAGTAACGATCCTCCGGAGCAAAAGCTGTGCATTTGGCAATGATGTTCCTGAGTGGCTTATAGAGGCGAATTTTATTATTTTCTCGTATGCTATCAGTCAAGAGGAACCGAAGCAGCACGCCGAATGAGTATATATCAGATCTGCAATCGGTTTGAGCAAAGCCGTATTGTTCAGGCGGCGCATATCCCTTTGTTCCAAAGAAGACAGTATCACTTTCCTCTGCGGTTTTGAAAACTCTTGCAATATCAAAATCGATCAGAACGACATCTTCATTTTCCGTGACGATAATGTTCTCCGGTTTTATATCACGATGTATGACAGGTGGTGTCTGAGTATGAAGATAGATTAAGACATCCGCGAGTTTAATGCAAAGATGTATTATCTCTTCTTGGGATAAATCCTTGTCTCTGGCATAATCGCTGAGCGGAACACCTTCAATGTATGATCGAACAATGATAAACATTGAATCGTTGCTGTAACTGCCACTAAAATCCGGGATTCCTTCATGATGAAGATTACGAAGTATGTTTTCGGTATTCGTATCCGAAAACAGCGAAGCGTCATAGCATTTTGCAACACAAAGATCATGTGTTCCTTTTTTTGATACCAGGAAGGTTTCACGACCATGATGGGAAGCGAGGCATTCCAGTTGATCATAATCTGCTAAAAACTCAGCAGGGTATCCAGCTTTTGAAAAAATGTTTTCTATTTCCTGCACGGCAGATTTGTTATCAATCATTTTTCCGCCCTCCACCCAAAATGGGCAAATCTAAATCATGAAGGATAATTTGCGTATCAGCAAAAGATTTACCATGATAAAGGCAGTAGATAATAGCAGAATCCCTTTTAACGCGTGGATACAGGGGACTCTTTCTGGCGACTTTTAATAATTCTTGCGTTCCGGTTACTGAAAGTGAAAACCCAAAGGCAAGCTGCAGTACTGTGTCCCTTGAAGGAGTTCTTCTTCCACTAAACAGCTGATGACCAAATGATTTTTCCAATCCGGCACGCTGTATGATGTGTTCAGGCACCTCGTTTTGCTCAGCACACAGAGAGGATATGTATTCATGAAAATCAGGCAGCATAATGTCTGACCCTTTTCCTTCCAGAAATAAAGGAAGGCTTGGGGTTTTAAAGAGAAGAGCAAGGAGCTCTTCTGTGCTAAGCCTCTTCTGATCCATAACATACGCTCCTCGAAAAAATCAAAACTCTCTTTGATGATTTCAAAAAGATTGTCTTTTCGCTTGCGCTCTTGGAGCGCCTGCCCATTATACCCCTGAACCCCTTATCCCGCAAGAAAAGAAGGTGAAATTTCATGGCTGAAACCCTGCGCGAACTGGTGGTCGCGCTGTCGCTGGACTCCAGCAATTTCTCGCGCAACATGCGCTCCATCAATCAGCAGATCAAGGAAGCCGAGTCCACCTTCCGTCTGGCTGGTGCGGGTGTGGAGAACTTCGAGAAAACGATCGCCGGAACCGAAGCGAAGCTTTCCATGCTGGGAAATAAACTCACTCAGCAGAACCGGGCTGTAGAGCAGTACAGCCGTGCCCTTGTTGCTGCCAACGATAAGCTGAAGGAAAACTATAACCGCCATCAGGATTATTCCCAGAGGCTGGATGATGCCAAGGCTCGTCAGGAAGCCCTCCGTTTTGAAGTGGAGACAGCTACCTTCGCGTATGAGCAGTATCGGGATACCCTTGGCGAAACTGACTCCGCGACCATCGCCGCCAAGCAGAACATGGAGCGGTATCAGGAAGAATACCAGGATACCACGG